GGGGTCGATTTCACAGAAATCAACTATTTAGTTTGAGCCTCCTGCTTGAGCACGGCTGCAAGTTGAGGATCTTGTTCCGATAATAGCATTTGTTGTGTTACATTGCCCGTTTTCCATGGGTTGACCTGACCTCCACCAGCATTTGCCACAGGACTAGGTTTTGCACCCATTCCAGCAGCACTACTAGGCTTAAAATGATGTTCCCAACCACTGCCAGGATTTTTAAGACTTGTAAGATAATTTGTTAAATCTTGTTCAACTCCACCATTAAGAACAACGACTTTACCTTCAGCATTTTTTTGTAACTTACCTTGTAACAATGCCAAAGTCTGTTCTGCATTTATTGCACCTAAATTACTAATGGCTGCCAATGCCGTTGTTTTGGTAGAAGCTACTTCATTTGAAGTTTTTAAATCTTCTAACTGCTGAGATAAAGTCATTATCTGTTGCTCTTTTTCTTGGGCTGTCTTATTAGCCTCCTCCCAAAGAGTTTTCCATTGACCTTGATCTTCTAATTCCTGTTTACGTTCCTGATCTTTTTGCTTGTAAACATCATCAA